CGAATTATCTTGGTTGCAACAAACGAAACAATGCCGCCAACTACAGAGGCAATTGCCATCCCAACAAACATTCCACCTTTGGACTTGTTTGCCATCTCTAAAAGGGCTTTAATATCTTCACGCATTGCATGAACTTCGTTCTGTAGAGCCTCTACTTGGGCTTCTAACTTACCGAATTCTCGTGGATCAATATCAGACATTTGCGGTCTTCCTTGGACGACCCATCTTCTTGATAGGCTGTGGTTGAGACAATATTAAAGGCTTCTCAAAGACTTCTTTCTCTTCTTGGTCAATTCTTACATAACCCGCATGACCCTTCATGGTATCAATGTCATGTTGAATGGTAAATGTTACTGTTTGCCCACTTTGTAAGCATCGAAAGGTTGCCATAAGAATCTCCAGAAAAAAGGGGGTTATTAGCCCCCTTTAGATTAGACCATGCGAGCTACAACAATACGAAGTGTTGCAGAAGCTAAGTCAGCAGTTGAACCAGACTCATTCTGAATGCGGAACTTAACTGTGTTTGCAGCAGAAACATAACCTGTTACTGTCAAACCAACCAAATCCACACCCAAAGAAGCGCCCAATACGATATCACCCAAAGCAACGCCAGGGATTGTGATGTCGTCAGTTTCGCCAGCGCCATCTACCAATGAACCTGCGTCCAAAGTAGCACGAACTGACCATGTATCGTTAAACAAACCACGGAACTGGTCGTTACCACGACGAGATACTACCGATGTTGCGGTTGCCATAATAAATTCCTCCTAGATTAAGAAAAAATCCCCCCACCGATTAAGGCGAGGGGAAAGTGGCAACAATTAGGCTGGAACTGCCAAGGCAAAAGCACCAGATGCGTTAGCGGCAGAGCTAGTAGCGTTTGTACGCAGAGCCTTCACACCATAAATGGTGTCAGCAGTAAACAATGTACCAAGGTACTCTTGCTTGTACTGAGTCTGTGAACGGATACCCAATTGCTCAACCAAGACCATAGAGTCTTTGTGACCCATCAAGCAGATGCGGTCAGCGCCAGAAGAACCAGCACCGAAGTCAGCATTAGAAGATGAGAACACAGCCATGCCGTACAACTGACCGATTTCACCATTGCGGATTGCATCGCCATTGCCAATGAAGGCTTGCTCGGTGTAGCGAGACAGACCCATCAATGTATTACGGCTAGAAGGAGGAATCAGGAAGAAGCGACCATCCATAGGAATGTCGTTGTCGTCCAAACGCTGAATAGTGCGACGAATAGCGGCATCTGTCAAAGCGGCTGCATTTGAAGATGTGCTGTTGTAAGCAGTAGTACCATCAGAGCCGATATAGGCTTTAGTGGTTGTATTGCTTGTTGCATAGTCGTCAGTACCAACTGTAGCGCCATTGAAAGCACGACCCAATTGAACCAAGTCTGTATCGATGCGACGAGCCAAGGCATAACCTGCGTCTTCTGTGTAGAAAGAACGCAAAGATGTCAGGGCTTGAACTTCGACGATGTCTTCGATCAAACGTGAGTACTCATAGTGCTTGTTAATCAACACTTGAATGTTTGTGTCGCTTTCAGCAATCAGAGTAACTGCATCTGTAGCGGCTTTAGCTGTAGCAGAACCACGAGCTGGGCTAGGGATGTTAACTGTGTCACCCTTTTTGCCTTTGAAAGACATCTTCTTGACCAAGTTGGCCAATACGAGGTTCTTTTTATAGGCGGCAACAATTTCATCACTCCAAATCTCTGGAATGAAGTTAGCTGCGGATGTAGTGGTTACACTATTTGTGGGGGAAAAGGCGGTATTTGCCATGATTAAATCTCCAAAATTAAAAAAAAGTTACTTAACTCGGCCTTCTGAGTACGCTTGCATGATCTCGTCACTTAGCATCTCATAACGACCAGGGTCTTGCATTTTCAGCCGAATAAGGTCAGCCCTACGATAAACCTTCTTAGAAGATTCTCCAGAACCACCAACATCAACTCCAACAGCCTTTAGATTCTGCTTGCGAGTGGCTTCTCCAGCATCACTTGCTTGCTTAGTCTTCACGCTACGAAGTTGCTTGTAAGTAGACAGCAGTTCATTAGCTGAGTCGTAATCATATCCAGAATCTGCTTGCTCGAACAACTTTAGACGCACAGGGCTAGACTTCACCCAATTCGCAAAGTCCTGATCTTTAGCGATATCGCCAAAATCTGGATGTTCTTGAGCCAACTTCTGCTGAATCTGTGCCTTTTTCATCTCTAACGTCACTTGTCGTGCCGCTAGGATGTCAGGGTGATTATCAACTGTCCGTTGAACTGCCTTCTGTGGATTCTCAAAGAAATCTACTTCAGGCTCTTCCGTTTTTGTCTGTTGCTGTCTAGAACTAAGGTTCTGTTTTAGGAGTTCATCTGCGAGCTTACGGACTTCACCCACTTCTTGTGCTTGCTTACCAATGAGCTTTTCAGCCTCTTGGTGCATCTTCACAATCTCGTCTAAACTTTTGTCCCTGTATTTCTCAGGAAGTTCAACCTTTTGAGCGATCTTCTGCTCTTCAATTTCTAACTCACCAAACACTTCTTTGTCATCGTCAATCAACATACTAATTTCCTTTTCCTGCCGCTTTCGGTTGTAGGAGATTCAACTCGGCATAATTGCTTATGAGTTGGCTTTGCGTTCAGCCTTCAACTTGTCAGTATGACTCTTGCCAAACTTGCTATAAGCCGTTGGAAAAGAGCCAGACCAACCTTCTAGTCGAAATGCTGGCGCTGATAGAACACGATGAGTTTCCTCACCGCACTCACATTTGAGAATTGTTGCCTCATAATCAACAAATCTCTCTGTTTTATGCCCATTTACACAGGCGAATTCATACATTCTTTTCATTTAAGTCCTCAAATGCTCGCTCGCTGACTTGTTTCAAGTTTTTCAGCCAAATAAGTATTGATAACTCACCTTTACGAAATTGTAGAGTCTTTTCATCTGCAATTGTTGAAATATTATTCAAAGGTTCAATCATCTTGTCAATATCCTCCATTAAATCCACCCAACCTTGAGTGGACATAGTGGTGAATCGCTCTTCGTAATATTTCTGTAGTTCAGGGTTCATTTATCTATCAATGCTCCACCATTAAGTGTCCAAACTTCACCAGTTTCTTCGCTTGTGAAAGTAGAGCCACTTGTCCAATCAAAAGGATCAAAGTTTACTTTTAGCACAGCAGTACTTGGAGAAGAAATAGCTAATCCAGAATATATTTGACTTTCAAATATTTTGCCAGCTAGAGCAAAAGACGAAGAAGATAAGTTTCCAAACTGGACAGGAGCTGTTCCTGAGAATAACGTACCAGAAGTTCCTGTTTGCTCTGTACCCAACTGTGTCCAAGTCATATGGTCATTGCTTGTATAGAAACGAACCTTACCTGTAGCAGACTCTCGTTCTACTGCAATATGGTATTTCTTGGCATTTGTGAAACTAGGAGCAGTAGATGATGTTACGCTAACAATAGCACTACCATTCAATGAGTAATTCAAACGTACAACGCCTGAAGTTTGCACATTAAACTGGTAGCTACGATTAGAAGATACTCCATCTTTAGCCAAAAGAACTTCAACAGATGAAGGTGTCCAGTCTGTCAAAGCCGCTTCAACAATAATTGTGATATCACCAGTAATCTGATTAGCAGTAGCACTTGGAGTGCTGAAATAATCACCAGATGATGTCATGTTATAGCCGTAAGCATCAGGTGCAACTGGAATATATCCACCAGCATCTGTACTCCAAGGCTTAGTCAGACTGTTATCGTAGTAAACATTGATGTAGTCTTTTCCTGCTTGAAGACCTGTGATTTCAGATAACTCTGTAACTACTTGGCAACCTAGATTTTCATAGGTATTGCCAAGATTTGAGTTATTTGATACCTTTTTAACAGGAATATAGTCAATCCAAGCCGTCAAACCACTAATGCTTGTCAATGGATAGACAACACACTCTGAATCGCCATGATATGTTCTTGAGGGAAATGTGTATGGAATCATTGCTTTGTCATCTGTTTTTCAACAATCTTAGCCTTGTTCTGAATATCTGCTTCTTTTAGCATCAATTCAGCAATCTTGACTCGTTTATCAAACTCTTTAGAAGCCAAAGCATCTTCGTTTGGCAGATTCTTAGTCGTAGCAGCCATGCTCTTAGCCTGCAACTCAATAGGCATCAATTGAGCCTCTGTCAGCAACTTCTGAGCCTCTGCCTTGTTTTGCTCTGCTTGAGTCGTTTGGACAGCAATCTGAGCCTGTGCCAACTGCATAGCCAACTGTTGTTGCATCTGTTGAGTTTGTTGAGCCTGTGGATCGCCTTGGGACATCTTGTCGAGCATCTCAATCAACTCAAAGCGGTTTGACAGAGAAGAATTCGCCATGATTCCTTTGAGAATGACTGGCAAAACAGGAGTATTGGGGCCAAGGGTCTGCAAAAGCGCAATAAACTGCTGTTGTTCATGCTCACGAGCAATGATTCCCAATGCGGCAGTCGGAATAAACTTCATATCCACAGTAGGATAACGCTCTGGGTCAAACTGCATATAGCGGTATGTCGCTTTGGTGATGAAGGGGATCATGAAATCCTCTTGGAAGTTCACCAAGGTACGCTTGTATTTCTTGATAATCGAGGCAACAGCCATCGAAATACCACCTTGACCTGCATCACGAGCAACAGCAGACACCATTCCTTGTGAATCAAGAGTACCAGTAGCCTGTAAAAGCATACGCTCAAACTCTTTAGCAGTAGTCAGGTTAGAGCCATCAGTATTGCCAAACTTGAATGGGAACAGAATCTCATTAGGATTGCCGTTTGTCAAGATAGCTTTTCCTGGCTTAACTTCAAACTTAGCACCACGAGGCAAACGTGTAGCATCCATAGCCATCATTGGGCTTGTAGTCAGCGCCAAAGAGTCTAAGTGGCTACGAACTTGGGCATCAATAGCCTTCTGTGAGTTATAAGCCTTCTCTACAGTACCACGACCCAATAAACGATTAGGAACTGTATCGTCCTGATACGCAAGGATTGGGCGATCTTTCATCATGTATGGGTTCTTTTCTGCCTTCAAAAGAACACCATCATTGGCAATCACAACAATTGCTTCAACCAGATCGGAATACTCATCCTGAACAGAGTCTTCAGGGAATAGGTCTTCTACTTCACCATCTTCGTTTTCCAGTTGCTCAAGGTACTCACGAGGAACTAGACCATAGTACGTCAACAACTTAACTTTGTCGTCTTCGTACTGAGTAATCTCTTGGGTAGGCTCTAAGTCTGTATCCATCGAATCAGTACCAATTTGTACCTTGCGATAGATACCATCTTCCTGACCTTTAACGACTTTGTGGATAGAAACATACTTCTCTACCGCCACACCCATACAGTCATCAATTGATGTGCCGTTAGGGTCAAACAAGAAGTTTCTAGGGTTAACAGGAACAATCTTTACTGCAATGCGGTCTTTTTCGACAACACCAATAGCCGCTTGTCCCATTTGACCAGGGATTGCTTGAGTAGCGGGAACAAAGATTTTCTCTGTTTTGACAACAATCTCACCAATACCAGTACCATAGAGTTCTGCCAACAACTCAATTTGGTCAATAGATTTACGAATCTTATCAACCTTGAAGTCTTCCATGAGTTGAGCCTTGATAGCAGCAACATCTAGAGGGTTTCCATTGACATCACGGATATCGTCTTGGATATCAAAAAACTCACCTTGACCAAAAATAGCCTCCATGATTTCGGCATGGCGGGTTTCTACGGCTTGTTGGGTAGCGGGAGTAACGATTCTTGAACGCTCGGAATCACGAGTTTTATCCTCAACAGCCCACTCACCATTGAAGATACGCTCGTATTCCTGCCATGCATCAAGATAATTAGTATCCCTATATTCTCTCCAGCGGTCGCAGTGATCTACAACAAATGCAACAAGTTCTTTATCAGAATCAGTCGGTTGATCAAATTTGTATTCATTCATGCCTTGCATATTCAAACCTCATAGTAGTTTCTTTTTCGCTCATTTTCAGTAGCAGTAATTACTCTTAGGTTGTTAGGAACATGAAGACCACTAACAATTTTCCCGTGTAGTGGAATTATATGATCAACGTGCCATTTTTCACCACTTTCTCTTGACCGCATAGCCGCCAATTGATAGTAACAATTTATTTTCAACAAATCAAACTCTGTAAGCCAATTGGGAGTTCTATTCTTTTTGCCTACATGTCGTTTAATTTGATTGGCTGTATATGTAGGACGATTTTTAAGTTTGTATTCTGATGCGTATGATCTAGTAAGACTTCTATTTTTCTCACGCCAACTCTGTGTTTTTGCTTTGCGCTCTTCTTTTTTTTCATCAGAGATGCTTTGAAAGTATTTGGCGCAACCTTGAACTCGGCAGGTTTTGCATTGAAATTGCAATCCATCCTTATTTGACTTGTTCTTATGAAAGTCAGATAAAGGCTTGCAAATTTGGCACTTAGAGCATTTTTTCACATCAAACACCACTAATAATATCTATCGGTTGCCAATCCTCATTGTCATCTTCTTCCATGTAAGATGTAACAGCTAGTTGGTCAATGTAACTAAGGGAGTCAGGTAGGTCATCGTGAACACCTTGAGCAGGGAACAGGATTAACTGGTCTACAAACTCATCCCAATCTTCCTCAGAATTTAACACAATTCTGCCATGCTCGAACCTACCTTGTAAAGCCCAGATTATCCTGTCAGCTTTTTTTCTATTTCCATGCGTCAAATCCACGATATGCGCAAATGTGTTGTTTTTTCGCATAAGGTCACTCAGATAGGGTAAAACAGCGTTCTTTAGCGCCCCCCTCTCAATCCCCACAGCTAAAGGTCTATAGTCCCGAATAGCCAACAGAATCTTAGCCGCAGTCTCCCGAATGTCCCATCTTCCGTGTTCAATCTTCTGAACAAACCACTTCCCATCATCCGTAACCTTCACAATAGAGATAGCAGACTCGTCCAGACGCTTCTTAGAGTTAGCCGCTTGTTTGGCAACCTCTTCGAATCCCGCAAGGTCAACAGCGATGTAATAGCTTCCATAGTTCGGCTCTACACCATACTTGATCCATTCTTCCTTAAAGATATCCGAACCCGCATTGGTGAAACTCGCCATGTACTCTTGTTTAAAAGCAAAAGAACTTAAGGTCTTCTTGGCAGACTCAATCTCTTTTTGGTCAATCAAAGGGTTATCTGCGGTGGTGAAGTGCCAACTCTTCCAATCAGGATCATCTTCACTCTCGCCTAGTTTAAAGGTATCGTAGAACCAATTACGCCCTTTAGGAGTCCCAATGAATAAAGCTCTCCCTCGTTTATCAGATAGAGAGGCACGAATAACTTGTTCCCATGCTTCAGGCTTAATATCGGCTACCTCGTCCAGTACGGCATAGGTCAAAGACACACCACGAAGGGTATCAGGTCTATCAGCACCACGAACATAGATTCTTGCTCCGTTTATCAGAGTGATATCCAAGTTGTTCACATGACTGTTCTGGATAATATCTCTACCAAGGTCTAACAACAAGTCCCAAATAATCTGTCTAGACTGTCCCATAGTAGGTGATACATAAAGCACCGCAGAGCCTTGTGGACACTTTAAACCCTCAATCAAAAGCGTTACAGCCGCCATCCTAGACTTACCACACCTACGCCCAGCAGCCACTACCTTGAATCGTGTCGTATCCTTGAAGACCTCTTGTTGCCAAGGAAGTAAGCTAAAGTTCAGGTCAGCCATATTTAGCCTCTACATCTTCTGCATCAGGGTTGGTGTCAATCACAGTAGGCTCACCAAGTCCTGTGATATTGATTGTCACAGCAGACCTTTGGCTCTTATCCTTCTCAAACATAGAAACAGGTAATGTCCTGTCTAAACACATCTTCAAAGCAACCAATTGATGTGGATGGTCATCGTTTAATGCTATCTCTATGACCTTCTGAGCAACATCCTTACCTCCACTCCTAATCATCAACTCTTTAAGCTCCTTGAGCCTCTGGTGGTCTGTCTTAGGCAATACAGCAGGCGGGTTATCAGCAAACCTCTGTATCGTCATCTTCACAGACCCTTTAGGCCTTCCTCTTCCTCTTTTCAACTGCTCCATTTGTCCTCCTTGGATGGTCAATTTCACTTTTTCTGAATGGGTGAAGCACCACAAATATCTACTACTCCCACCTACCCCCTCCCCCCCTATCACACCAAACACCAGGGTTTCTACCAATGTCTTTTTATACAGTACTGTTCAGGCATACAGATCAGGGTTTCCACTAATGTGTT